TCATTCAGGTAAGGAATACCTTGATGTAGTCACAGAAAATTTTGATTCATATTTATCATATTCTTCCTTTGTTATAAATCCCTTTTCATATAGTTCAATTACATCTGCTGCTTTTAAAGACTTACCATCTAATAAATCTTGTCTAACTTTAGATAATCTTTCTTTTTCTACTAATTGCTTTTGCTTTTCAATTTCTGCAACATACTTATCATTGGCTGGAGGATTACAGCTTTTGCATGACCTGTATTCATGTTCTGCAGCTTCTTTCAGGCTATCAATAAATATCAGCTTATCGGCACTAGCCTTTTTAACAAAGGCACAATTATCCCTGTGATATGTGTAAGTACCTCTTATGCCTATAAGCTCGCCAGAATAGTTGTAATACTTGTACAGCCTAAAACCTATTACAGAGCCAATAAGTAATATAACGGTGCTGCCTATAATAAACATTTTCTTCATATAAACACCCCAACAACTGCTATTTAATTGCCTTTTGAAGCATCCTTTTGTTTGTTTAGAGATTTTTTTATAATATCTGTATTTCCTTTAACCATCTTGTCTATCGAATCCAAGGATCTAACAGAAAAATCTTTATAAATAATAAAGAGAGTAACAAAAACCACACCTAAAATTATGGGAAAGAATAAACTCATATAAATTTTAACAAAAGCAAAAAACCCTTCACTTTCCATTTTTAGCGTTTGAGACTTAAATACATCGCTACTTAGGATAAATATAAATGCAACTGATATAAAACCCATCATACCTAAGAACAGGCAATAAATACTATAACCAGTATCTGATGCTTTCTTACCTAAAAATTTTCGGCTTAACAATGATACGATAGCTGCTGCTATTAATGAAGCACATACTCCTGATATCCACTGATTATTAAGAAATTTAGTAACTGAATCCATTTATACCTCCAAACAATATCTATTAAACAAAATACTCTCTACCAGATAGTACATAATCCACCATAATTATATTACACTTATATAGCAGCAGCAATATATATATAAATAAATATTGACAATGTAGTTGCAAAAACAATAGATTTTTCTGTAAAACTTTAATTTGTATCATATAAAGTTTTCATATTTTCAAACGCTTGGAAATTTCAATAATTTCTTATCAACAATTCCTTATAGCTCCGATCCTGATCGTATCGACTAACCAAATTATGAAGTCTCTCGACCTCTTCAATATGATAATTTCTATAAAGCTCCCTTATGTACCCATGATCATTATATGAAAGAATAAACTTGCCTTTTATATTTTCCAGCCTCTGGCCCAACCTTACATGATCTTCATGGGTAAACTGAGCCTGATAATATTTTTCAGTGCCATAGTAAGGTGGATCGCAATAGATCAGTGCATCAGGACGGTCATATACTGTTATAAGGTCCTCAAAATCCTTGTTTTCCACAACAACCTTGGAAAGCCGCTTTGATATGCTGTTAAGATATTGAGCCATTACCTGGATATCCTTTTTAACGCATCCATAGTTCCTGCCGTTTGAGCCATAAGAAATTCTTAAAACTATGAAGAACCTTGCAGCTCTCTGTATATCTGTTAAACCTCTTGTATTGTACTGAGCTTTGAAATCCTCAAATAGCTCCCTGGAATTAAGCATAAAGGAAAGCTCCCTCTGCAGCTCCTCACAATGAAATTTAACGCACCGGAATAAATTAACCAGGTCGCTGTTATAATCATTATAAATCTCTATTTCTGCATGTCTATCCTTATGAAATAGTACCCATGCAGCACCACCGAATACTTCAATGTATCGTCCAAAGTGTGCTGGCATTCTGTCGCAAATAGTTTTCTTAAGATAGTTCTTACCACCTATCCAACTAATAAAGCTTTTCATAATTAGTATCCCCCTATGTTTTAAATTAAAATTAGAAGCAGGGTTTCCCCTGCTATTGTTATTTTGTCTTTTTTACATAATACTCTATTTTATTATCAAGCCATGCGTCCAAGTCCCCATATAACTTAGCTAACTCATTTCTTGCTGCATAACCCATTATATTAACAGCCAATTGTTTAGCTTGAGTAAATACCTCTTCCTTGGCTGCCTGGTCAAACTCACCGTTTTTCTTTAGCGTATCAACCACCGTTTGGCCCACAGAAACAACCGCTGTTTCCACTGCATCCTCTGCGATAACTATGTACTTATCAAACTTATCATTACCTATTTTGTTTTCCAGTGCCTTCCCTGCAAGCTTAATTCCTTTAACCAGTGCCGGCACGATTACGGCTGTAATAATGAGGCTCACAACCTCAGGCGTTAAAAATTGATTCATGATTATTTACCATCCTTTCTTAATCTGTTTACAAGTGCTATAACAAAGCCTTCGGTGGCTTGGTTATCAAGTGTTAATGTGTGATCGCTCTTCAGGATCCCGGCAGCCATCAACTCATCATTGTCCTTTTTGAATTGATGGATCTTTGGTGGTTGTTGTAGTTGCAGAGTTGCTGGCTTTGGTTTTTCTTCCGGAATTTGCAGATAAGTAAGGAGTCCTTCGCCTATCTTCTGGGCCAACTTCGGAATGAATTCAGGTTGTTTCAAAAATGCCACATCATATGCGTTATCCAAGAAGAGACTTTCGATAATAACTGTTTGAGCCGATCCGGTTGCCCTGTGCATGCAATAATAATCCTGGCCTTTGTTAACACTAGATTCCTTGCTAAATACTCTCCTGAAAGGCAAACCCAAGGAACAAATCTTTTCTACAATACAAGTAGCTAATTTTGCATCGGAATGGATTGAGTATATAACCTCTGCCCCTCTAGCCTGACCGTTATAGGCATTAAGATGAACACAAGGGCATATCGTTTTTCCGGAAAACTCTGCAGCCTTTTTTGCTACCCAAGCAGCTCTCCGGGACAGATCAAAGTATTCATCTTTTGTCCTGGTCATTAGAACCCCAGAAAAATAGCCTCGAAGCACTCTTGCAAGCTCAAGGCTAATTTCTAAATTCAGGTCCTTTTCTTTGTATCCATTGGCCACAGCTCCAGTTTCGGTCCCACCATGTCCTGGATCGATAATTATTTGGATGTCGTTTCGCAAGTTAATCGTCCTCCCTTCATATTATCTAAACATTCCTTTTTGCAGAGCATAAAAAAAGAGACCTATCAAGCCTCCTGCTAATGGTGCTACTACAAAGCCAATCAGCCATTTTAGGGTTGTTACCAAGTCACTAATTTTAGTACATAAGTTATTGATACTTGCAGTATTTGCTGCATCTGACCTATCAAGCCTATCTATTTTGTTTTCATGCTCTCCCAACCATGCTTCATGGTGCTTCAATTGTTCGTCAACTCTCTTGTGTTTTTCATTACATACTTCATTCCCTGGTGGCATTGTACTCAGTCCTTTCTTATTCAGTTGATTGAGTATTACAACCGGCTCCCCTTATAACTAAATCAGTTCAAAACATTCAATTGCTATCCAAGAAGATAAAATACCATTTTGCATAATAACAGCATTTTCTCCTGCATTTAACCCATAAACATATAATCTTAATTTATCGCCCTGATGCAGTTCAACGCTGGATTGTAAGCGAAGCGGCATAACTATCTTGTGAATATAAGTATATGATTGATCAAAGGGTGTTTCTAGTTCATTGTCTGGATAATTAGAATAAAAGAACTCTGCTTGTAAACCACCTCCAATAGTCAACCCATGAAAGGTCAAGAAAACCGTAATCATATACTTACCGGATACTTTGCATTCAAGTTCATCTGGTATTGATGCATTAAACATCCCATGAGTGTCATAAGACATTCTATGAGTTCCATAATCTGCAGAATTTGCATGCCCCCATACTACTTTCTTTCCTGAAAAATTTAATACTGGTATGTCTTGCGGAACCACTAGTTTTGCGTTTGGCCTACTATGTATTTCATGTATGCCTTGCTCAATTTTATTTAGATTTGTTGCATTAATGGATGGTGTGCCTCCATTTGTCCAAATCGTTTTTTCATAAGCCATTTACATTACCCCCTTTGGATTTTATCAACCCTTTTGAATGTTAATTCTTCGCTGCTACTCTTTACTTTATGCCATAATATCCGGCTTAAAAGGTTTCCCGTATCTGCAGAGGATGTTGCAGTACTTCCGCAAAATATCCCTATTTCCTCTATGGTCGCAACAGCCTCACTGTCAAGTATCTGAAATTCCGTTGTGATTTCGCCGGTATTAGTCCGTGTTGGGGCTGCTACAGGCTGAACCCTAAATATTTCTGAACCTAATTTTGTATCAGTATCAGTAATTGGAGCCGAACTGGTCCCAACAGCCATATACTTAATTTCATAATTTGGTGTAATACCAAGTAAGCAATCAGCAAAAGCATTAAGTGCTGCATTCATGATTCTATTTTTTATTTTCTCTTCTGTAATAGCACCAGTTATTTTGTTTTTAGTTGTTATATACCAAGTACCATCCCATCCTACTTTATCAATCATTAATAATCACCTCACTAACTGCGGTATTTGGATATAAGTTCTCGGAAGGATATAAACTTTCGGAAGGATACAGAGCAGAAAAAACTTTTATATTGGTCTGCCCTGCAAACGAACTGATTTCTGACTGGTTTTGCAGTAATATAATAACTTCATTTTCTGCAATAACAAACTCTTTGTCAGTTTTAAGCAGTCCTTTAAAAAATTCTTCCCATCCCCCAACTGCTGCCCCGTCCAAAGCATGTACGGAGTAAATAACCTCTTCTGGACCGTCAGGCCTAATTGTTATTGACTCAATTAAAAAATCCGAGTTGATACCATATAAAGGCTTTTGTACTGTAAGTAATTGGCCAACTTGCAAGCCTGGAACGTTAGTATTGAAGTCAATTGTGTCTTTTATTTCACCGTATTTTTCAAGTAGAGCCTGAGCGTACTGTATGGCTTGATCTGTATCATTAATACTGGTTTCCTTTATGATGTTTTCGTAGATACCTGAGCTGCTTTCAATCATTTTTCTATTATTAATTTCGCTAGGGTTATCTATTTTGACAAACAGATCACGCAGCCCTTTGTATGTTATTCTTACAGCATCATTAGGAGTTAAAACAGCCTCGGTTGAGTCTTGAGTTATTGTGTTGCTGTTATATGCAAAATACCACTTTTTATTCTTGTCTATTCCGTTTACTCCTATATATGCTGGGTTAATAGCAGTCCATCCAGTTCCGTTCAAATTAATTTCTATAACAGGTTTTTCTGCTAAAGGATACCGCAAAATAAAATTTCTAGAATCACCATCAGGCTTCGGTGATGGAGTTTCATTTGTTTGGGTAGCTGTTTTACATTTCCCACCTCGGATATATTGAGTATTTCTGTATTTAGTCATGTCTGATTTTTGTTTGAAGTTACTGTGTTGTACCGAATCGAACAATATCCATGGTGATTTGTTGGTACTTCTTTCGTAAAAGTTTAAGCTAATTGCATCTTCCTGGATGATATTCCAATTAAACTGGGTGATATCCTTAAGATAATCCAGTGCCTCGGAACATTTTATATAGTTAAATACAGCTTTTTTAATTATAGGGCCATCCTGTACATTTCCAGCAATTACCCCATCTGCAGATAGCACAGGCAAAATAATATTTCTAACAATGTCACCTGCTGTCATGTTTTCAGCAACAGCTGCGATTAGCCGCTTATCTGCAATACTGGAATCATCTACAGCAGAAACATTATAAAATACTCTTCCAGGCATAGCCTCATATTTGTCTATAGTAAGTATCTTGCAATATGTTTTATACACCGAGATGCTGTTTTGAGTTATCTCAAAAAACACTGTATCTCCTATATTCACATTGTCAATTGAAATAAGCGTAAAACTTAACGTTGTTCTGGCATTTAACTTATCTGTTATGGTCCAGTTGGGAGTTATCAACCTTGAATCTTCAGTGTAAATTGCACAAGTTCTTCCCATTATTTACACCCCCAGAATTCCCATCCGCTGGGTTATTCTATCCATAAGCCTGTCAAGTCCGTAATCATCTGTAACAATCGGATCGTTAATTGTTATGCTTATACCGCTATTAGCCTTGTCTAAAGGTGTTACTCTGGCACCTCTCGGCAGATCAAGTATTTCAGGTGCTTTTTCCCCTACAAGAACTCTCCCACCTTTTGTAATATTTCCGCCTTCGGCAAGATGGGGTATCTCGGCAAGGTTTATTCCAAAATCTTTCCCTCCTACACCGGGTATCCAATCAGGTATTGATACGTGTATTTTGTTTAAGCCTCTAATCATGCTGTTTACAACATCAATAATTATATTTACAGCACCTTTTAGAATACCTTTTATACCGTCCCAAACACCGCTAAATATTTGTTTGACACCGTCCCAAGCCCTTCTCCAATCACCCGTAAAAACACCAGCCACAAAATCAGTTACACCTTTTAATGCTTTGAGCACCCCTGAAATAACATCCCCTATAACTTTTACGGATGAAGAAACAATATCACGGATAAGCGGCCATGCGATTTGAAATGCCTTAACAATGTTATCAATGACTGGCTTGATTATATCCCAAAGGCCTTTCATAATCTGCCCCACCTGTGGAATCCATTCTTTGAATTTTTGGGCGAATAACGGAACAATGCTGGTAGCAACAAAATTGAATATTTCAATTAAAGGCGGCATGATAGTATTTGTTATAAAGCTTAATGCCTCTGATAAAAATGGCATCGTATTATTAGATATGTTATCAAATGCCGTTTGTAACAATGGGATAACCACAATTGATACCTTATCCATAACAGAGCTTATTACATTAAACGCTTTTTCAACCGCTCCTTGAATGGCTGGCATATTTGAGCTAATCCAGCCTGAGAAAACACCCAAAATAGGAAGTATTTTTTCGCCTAATGGTATTAATATTCCTACTTCGAAATTTCTCCCTAATCCGGCTAAAGCCTCGCCAAACGTGTCATACTTTACGGTGTTTATATCTTCAAGAGCTGACTTGGAGAGACTTACTTGGCTTCCGATATTAGCAAATGCAAGCACGCCTTGCTTTTCCAAATCCTCAAACTGAGTACCGAAAAGACTTACTCCAATTGTATTCTGAGCAACAGGATCCTTGACAGCATCCAAAGCCTGTATAACTTGCTGGAATGACTTTTGTGCTTCCGGACCTCCTTTTGCAAAGCTGGCTGTTAACTTATCAGCATCAAGCCCTAACTGTTCAAATGCTGCCTTAGAACTGTCGCTTCCATCCTTCGCCCTGATGTTAAACTCTTTAATTGCATCCCCTACTTTGTCAATTGAAAATGCTCCATTCTTGGCACCATCAACAAGCACATTTGCAAACTGTTCTGCAGAAAAACCAAGGCTTTTGAACTGTACTGAATATTCATTGAAAGTATCCAGGAGGTCATCATTTTTGTTTGCACCGTTTTGAGTAGCCTGAGCTATTAAGTTCATTGCTTCCTCTCCGGTAACTCCAAAATTCTTCATTAAGGAATTTGCTGCCCTAGTTGACTCATTAACCTCGTATTCAAATGTATCTCTAAGCATTAAAGCATTTTGAGTTAATTTCTCAAGTTGCACTCCTGTTTGTCCAGTTTGCTGTTTAACAGTTGAAATGGATCTTGCAATATCATCGAAGGATTCCCCAAAGTTATTATTATAAATATTGAGCATGTTGCCTTTAAGGTTATCCATTTCTTCATCGGCAGCCCCTGTAGATGCCTGCACACTATTTAAGGCTTTTCGCAATTCTTCGGATGCACTAACACCCTTAATTGCAAACCCTGCTACGGCAGCTGCACCTGCAGCAGCAAAACCAAGTGCGACTTTACCAGCCTTTTCTACCAATCCTCCAAGTGTTGAACCAACTCCGGAAGCCTTTTTGTCTACTTCATCAAGTTGCTGGTTCGCCTGATTTGATTGTATAAAAATAGATCCAAACAGCCTAAAAAGCTCCATTAATTATCACCAACCTTTCCCCAGCTCCTTCCGGATTTCTTTGGCTTCCTGCAATATTTCCTCTGCAGATCTTTTTATAAGCTCCTGAGGCTCTCTTGCTTTTTTAAAAAAACTAGAAAACGGGATAAAGGTTTTGCTTGTCATATGTGGAAACTTAGTTAACCACATCTGCCAGGCCTTTTCCTCTTCCCGTTTCTCTTCTGCTTTATTGATTATTTTAATACCATCAACCCAATAAAGCTGCATAATAAAATCTATATTGTTGTACCGGCTCAGTAACAAATCTAGTGTTTCTACTTCATCAACTGACCGGCTTTCTTGAAAAAATTTGCGATGCCAGGAATGCTCTTGAATTTTTGAATAATCTCAAAACTATTATCAATTGGCAGCTCGCCAAATTCAGGTCCAGTCATTCCAACAAGATCCCCAAGAAACTCATTGACTTCATCCTGGGCCAAATGAATATTTTCAATGGCCGACATAACTAGTTCAGCCCCTAATTGCTCCTGGGATTTTCCCTTTGTATCAAGCTTTAAACCCATTTTCTTGAGGATCTTTGACATTTTAAATAAATCATTTGTCTTTAGCTGTCTGATTTCCATCTATATCCCTCCATTATATGACTGTCATAGTAACTGCAACGGATTCAGCACTATCAACATCCACAGCTCCTTGATACAGTTTATAACCGCCTTTTGTTACACTAAATGGTTTATTAGTGCCAACAGAAACACCAGCAAAAGTCGCAACCCCTGAGGCATTAGTGGTTAATGTCCGGTTATTAAATGTAACTGAGGCCCCGGAAATAGCTGCAGAGCCGTTTGATGTTACTGTAAATGTAACTGTATAAGTGGTGCCTTTAGCGAATTCAACTTTCCAAGGTTCTGTTGTCCTGGCTGCAGGATCATAAGTTCCTGTGTAATTAAGCTCTGATATAACCTCTTCTTTATCAACCAATTCCCAGTTGATGTTTTCAAGGTTTATTGCATCCTTGACTTCTATATACACCTGTTTACCTTCAAGATTCCGGCCAGTAAATGAAACTGTATTATAATCTGTAGCAGATACATCTGCAGCAGCTGTTAATACATCCTTTGCAGTATCTGATGTATTCAGGTTCATGGCAGGATAAAACTTCGGCAAGTTTGCCGGTAATAATTCAAGAGCTTTCAAGGCCAGTTTTGCTACTGATTTTGTTTTTCTTATTCTTCCTTTTACAGGTCCGTAGTCTCCATCGGCTTCAATCGGGCGGTATTCTCTTTCAATAACAAAGGATCCCCCACCTCTAACGAGAGCTATATCAACACCACCTATAGAAAATACGCCTTCACCAAGTAAAATATCTCCTTGTGCCATATATCTCACACTCCTTTATAGTATGTTCTTACTCTGTACCGCAGCTGTCTGCGGTTGATTCTCGGGTCATCGTCAATGACTTCTCCCCTGGTTTCCCGGTAGAAAGTCGCTGTTAACCCGTTTGAAACTATAGTTTTTATATTTAGTCCGGTTGGATTAAGTGCGTCCCCATCACCATCAATACTATCTGTTAATGTTTCCAGTGATGTTGTGTCCTCTTTATCATCCCAAATGTCTATTTCAAGGGTGAAATCCTCGCTGGGGTAGGTATTGGAGCTTGATGGCAGATTAAAAGTTATATACGGAAATGTTGCTGTCGCAGGTGCTTTTTCTTTGTAGACTCTAGGATGTTTTGTAAGCAGATATGACCGAATTGCCTTAGAAAATTCTATAGTATTCATTCTTTATTCAACTCCCTCAGTGCCTCTTCTATCATACTCTGGATAACCCCTATATTCGCCTCAACAGTTTTCATGAAAAACGGGTGTGCTCTGTGTGTTGATGTTCCTAATTCAATCATAGCCGCATAAAAAGCCTTGAGGCCTATCTGAAGATCACCTTCTTTTTTGCGGTACCAATACCCAACTGATTTCCTTAACCGTCCTGGCTTAATCTCAATAGTACTACCACTTTTAAGTTTAATTTTTCGCTTGATGCCTCGTGGTGTATTGGCCCTTATTTCTTTTGTAAGAAATTTGCCTATCTCCTTGAGAGCATTTTCAGGCTTTTCTTTTATCTTTTGTTTTACAAGTTCCACCCTGGATTCATATGATATTTGTTGTCGTGCCATTATTCCATCACCCCACTGCAAACAAGCTCCATATCTTCAAAATCACTAATATCTTTGTTTTTATCGGGAACAAATGTCCTTATTATACGGTACCTTGCATTCTCAAATTCGGCCTCTTTTTGACCTGTATATTCATATTTGTTAATAATAAATACAATTTCAGGTTTTAGGTCATTGGCTGCTGCTGCATAATGTTCAGACCGTGTGACTGATCTAATCCCACACAGCACCGGTGTGCGAACCTCAGTAGTTATTACATTACCTATGTCATTAACCGTTGATGCCGAATTATCAATCAATACCAGCTCATAATCCTTTGTCATCCTTCCACCGCCACTTCTTTGTGAAGTATTAAATTGTGTAAGCGGAATTGTAAGTGTCTTGGCATACCGATTTCAGAATCCCTGCTTTGGTACCTCCAAGTGACATAGTCCACAAGGAACATAAGATGACTGCTGTTTGCACTGTCAAGGGTAAGCCCTTTTTCATCTTCAAGCTCTTTTACTACTCCGTTAATGATTGCTGTCAAGTAGGTGTCTCGGACTATTGATCTGATTCCCAGGCGTTCCTTTACAAGTGACAAAACTAAATTATTGTCCATAGATACACACCAACCTTTCTGATAAATAAAAGAGACTACCTTGGAAGATAGTCTCTATCGTTAAATTTTCCTTATGTGAACTAATTACCAGCCGTCTTTTTCGTGTTATGATACCACAATCATTTTCTGTTATCACCTCCTACAAATTAAACCCAACAGATTGATTAATTCTTCCAGGAATAGTTTTTTTGCTTACAAATATAGCAATATAACAAATTGCTCCAACAATCATAATAGCTATTACATGGTATAATGGTTCTATGTTACGTATAAAACTCACTTTCCCCAAAACTTTAAGTATAGGTATTAATACAAACATATGTGTAAAATATATCCCAAACGAAAATTCTCCAATACTCGTTAGTATCGTTTTGGATCTAAACCTATCTTTTAATGTAAAAAATGCAATTATTATTGCTATTGAGTACAAAAATGAACTTAATTTTATTGTACTAAACGCAAAATATTTTAATACTAAACTTTCAATCATCGATAATGCAAAAGTTGCAATTAAAAATATACAAACAAAAGCATTATTAAAACTATTCTTTTTATTGAACCATATACCTAATACAAAAAAGAATATCCACATAGTACAAGGCAATGCATAGCGTATCGATTGAAATTCATAACCGTTATAATGCATAATGTACAGAACACTTATCGACATTAAATTTATAGTTAATGCTAACCATAAAGACATTTTTTTAAGTAATGGTAATAATATGTATAATTGCATAATAACTATTATAAAGTAAAACGGCCCCATACCTTCTGCAAATACAAATATTTTTATTATGTCTACTAGATTAAAGCTTTCACCCATTAGCATTTTAAATGCAATTGCGATAATAGACCATATAATATACGGCACTAATATTTTACTCAATCTTTTTTTTATAAACTCAAAGTATTGATTTGTTGTCTCTATTTCTTTTTTGCCCATCCAGTATCCTGATATAAATACAAATACTGGAACCGCAAAAGCTATTAATTGCCTTACTGTCAATCCATAATAACCATTAATATTACCACTACTGATTACATGTATAGCAATTACACAAAGTATTGCTATACCTCGCAAATTTTCAAAAAACAAATCCCTGTCCACACAACCACTCCCTTAAAATGTTATTTTTAACTATAATAACATTTTAATCCAAATAAGTATACATATACTACACAGCTTTAGTAAGGCTTTGTGTATAAGTATGGAAATACACCATAATAATTCCATACCCCTAACCTAACATCACCTTACCTCGCATTTATGAAAGGGTTACTGTTTTCCAAACTCCACCAATCCGGAATTTTAAACCAGTTCCATCAAACGCTAAGACTCCGTCTTTGATAGGTATATCATTTCCGCTAGCATCCTTACCAGGCATTTTTGTTGGTAGAGCACCTGGCCTCATGTATAAAGGCACATTTGCCCTTGCCATATCTTTGTGAAATTCCCACGCTTGGTTATCTCCATCTGATCCAACCATTAACCAACCATAAGTACCATTGATTATGTCAAAATCTTGAATTGCTGATCTGTAAAGGTTATCTTCATTAGAATTATTCACAACCAATAACGTTATTCTGTGTGTCCTGTCTTTCGCAAAACCCTCAAAAACATGACCACCATTATTATAATTAGCTTTATTCCAACGACTTAACGGACTGCAATGGGCCATATAAACACCTTCAATATACACACTGCCAAAATGTTTATTTAACACATTGGTAATAGCCGGCAAAAACCCTTTGCTAAAAATATCGTCTGACCATTGCAAATGTGTTGGGTCAATTGTAGTCTCCTTTTTAAATACATTTACTACTGGTATTGTTGGCGTATTTACTGTGTCTGAAAAATATTTATTTGGATACTGTGCAAGTAAAGCATCAAGATTATAACGATATTCGTTATCCGCACCAAATGCATCCGTTAAATCAATGCACATCATATTGTTGGTTCTAATTTCAACGCCTGCACCGGAGTTACTAAAATCATACTGCATGCTTACCCTAATTTTCCCAGCATTCCAAGTAGAAGGAATTGTAAAATATCCTCCAAGCTTGTATGTTGTGCCTTGTACTGGGTTATTTACATAATATAATTTTGTAGTTCCAGCAAAAGCATCATTCCATAGGTATAGTGTAATTTTTGTGCAATTTGGTCCATTGACAGTGGCTTCTCCACTTATATAAAGTACATGTGGGGAAACTGGTGATTTTGTAGTAACCTGTATAACTTTAGCTGGCGAAGCACTAACTGTCCCAACAAAACCATTATTAGCATTTCCTGCACAACCTGAAAATGTCCATCCCGTAGTGTCACTAGCAAAATTGCCGTTACTAACTAAATTTGTTAGTGCTACACTAGATATTTGCTGTATTAAATTAGTTTGCAAGTTCTTCGTATCAGCCTTTTGCAAATCAATTTCTTTTTTATTTTTGCTCGTTTTTCTGCGAGCCAGTGTATCATGCATCTTGTGTTCCTCCTTTCATGTATAGGAAGTTATTAGCCTGCATTTGCTGTATCAGCTGCAAATGTAACCGCCGTTGTAGGTGCTGCATTATCAATGTTGATAATCACAAATCCTTCGCCTTTTGCGGGAGCTCCGTCATATCTTGCAGTACCTTTGAATACTGTTTGATCCTCGATGAACTTCACATGTTCAGATACGGCCAATTGTGACCCTTCCCTTTCTGCCAGCAAGTATAGAGACCCAAAACCTCCGATTATATCCCCATCAGGTATGAAATCAAGTTCTACAATTTCTCCGCCTTCTATTGGCATTGTACCATTTACTCCTGCCACAATAGCCCCAGCAGCATTGATTGTAAGTGCATTTGAAAGTATCTTCATTCTTGTTTTTCTATTCATGCACCAGAAACTTTTGCCATCGCTGTAATTTGGTTTTGCAACACCAAGCTTAAGAAGCAAAGCTGCGAAGAATTCCTCTGCAACCAAATCTGTTGTATCAATCTTAATCAAGTTAGTTAAGTGTAGATCTACCCAATCAGGTGCATCAGCATCCCAATCCGCTGGTTTGGCAGTCTGTGCTAATCTTTTTGCAATACCTAAAGGCATTTTTGTGCCGGTACCATATAATATTGCCTTATCTACTGCTAAACCAATGGCCTGACCAAGGGCATCCATGATTTCACTGGCAAGATTTAAGTCACTATCCTCAAGAGTTGAATTTGGAATCGGAATATATCCACCAACTTTATAACCGTCAACTTCAATCTGGCTGAAATCAAGGGCTAATTCATTGAGTTTTCCAATAGCCTCAGTCCATATACCCTCAGGAATTGTTCCGGCTACATTCTGACGAGCCTTACCTTTAACTGGTTTAAGTCTTACTTTTGTTATCAATTTGCTATACCTGTGAAGGTTATCTCTTAACAGGTCCAGCATTACTATAGGGATTGTAAGCTCAGCTCCTGTTACTGCTCTTTTCTGTCCCCTTAAATCCCTGGTACGCTGTAAAAAGTCTTTTACATCATCCTGAGTGACAACGCTTCTAAGGTTTTCGCCAAAAATATTTCTATTTCTCATATACTTTTCACTGTCCTTTCTTTGCTCATCGTTTTTGTAGTCCTGCCTTTTATTTTTGTCTGGATCTGCTGCTCTGCTGTTGACCTCATCGAGTTCTTTTTGGAGGTCCTGGATCTCCTTCTCAAGGTCCTTCTTTGCTTTATCATGCTCGCCCTCCTCTGTCTCAAGAGCTGTCTTATCATTTTCAAACTCTGTTACAGACTGATCAACTACTTCCTGATCCTCTTTAGGAGTTTCATCTGTGATCTCGTTTATTGCAGCTTCCAGTTCTTCCTCTCTCTTTTTCATAGCTGCTTTTCGTGTCTCAAAATCAGCATCTTTGGTCCTGAGTGCATCAAGCTTTTTTCTAAGCTCATTAAGCTTCCTGGTTAATATCAATTGTTTTAACATTCTTTCTTCAACCTCTCTTTCATCCTCTTTTTCCATTCATCAGTCTTTCGTTTTTTAATTGCTTCAAAATCCTGCTTTCTTGCGGAAATTGAAGTGTCCTTGTATGCTGGGAAGGTTACACAACTTACCTCATACAACTTTACTTTTTTAATGGTCCAGTGAACGGATCCATCATCACGGTACTCTGTGTCCTCTTCCAGAATGTCGAACCCAAAAGAGCATTGGTCTACATCCCCTCTTTCCACACGGGCATATAAATTCATCGCATCGGTATCATTTTGATTGAGCCTGATCTTTCCCCATAACCCTCTTGAGTCAACTTTCAATTCAAGGGTACCGGATTTATTACGGCCAAGGACCAATCTTGTTTCATGATCGATCAAGGCCCTTATATCATCGTTCAGTGCACCGTCAAATGCATGAGTGTCAATGCTCTCTGTTGCTCCTGGCCAAAGTTCATATGTGGATCCAAACACGGAAAAATAACCTTCAATATACTTCTCTCCGTTATCCTCAGCTGCCCTAAACTGAGTCGCTTGGCTTCGGGCTTGCCTTACGCCTCTATTCATCATCACCACCTCCCCCATTTAATTTTTTCTGATCCCCCAATCTGTCAGCCGGCAAATAATTTTCTAATGCCAGTAACTTATCCATTTCAGGATCAGGAGACATTCCAATCCAATCACGCCACTCATTACGCCTCATGGCCATCCTATCAACCATAGCGGAGCCGGCAGAAACAATGTCGGGTAAGCTGTATGAGTATAAGCTCCTAGGATTGAATCGCCAGTATAGATCTGGAGCATACAAAAGCTTTCTTGTAAGCTCCTGCTCAATTACCTTGGCTTTCCCCAAAATCTTTGAGCCTATGAAGTTGTTATATTCTTCAGCGTTGAAGTCACCCACACCAACTAAAAAAGGCGGTACTCCGAATATACCGGCAACCGTCCTTTTGTCTATTTCCAAATTTGAGCTTATAGCCAAATCATTAAGTGTAAGAGGCTTAACCTGGTTCACTTGAAACATATCTGCTGGTATAAACCAAGGTCGGCCATTTTCGCTTGCATCAAGGTACTGTTCAGAAAGTTTTTTTCTTCCCTCTTTGCTTGAAAACTCTTCTGTAAGACCGTCAACCTTAACAATTATTGATGGACTGGGACTTTCCATTAGAGCTTGCTTTGTTGTACTTGCCTGCTTCAATCCTTTTACAACATCCTTCAACACTGTTTTATATCCAGTACCTATCCAGGGCTTTTCAGGATCTGGATTGATAGCAAAGTGCAAAACCTCGTCGGGACTGAATGTAACACCACCGTATCTTATTTGATATCCTCCTGGTATATCTTCGAAACAAACCTGTGAAGGTTTTAGTGGTTCAAGGTTTTCTATATAGCCATCTGGAGAATACCTAACATATGTAACTTGATTTCCATTACCCTCAAGCATCATTGTCCATACTATGTTATACATCCAAGCTTTACGTGTCATAAGGTTATTAGGTTCAATGTCAAGCTTTCTGGATAATGCATTTTTAACCCTTATGTCTCCCTCTTTATCCGTATTCTGCATAAGATACAGAGTCATACTGCTAATAAGATCAGCGTATATGTCCACACACATTTTTACTTCAGGGCAATTAGATAACCTCGTATACCCCGAAGTAGTAAGTATGTTGTAAGCATCCATAGTACACAGACCAACAAAATTTCTCTTTTGCGGTGCATCCCTTGTGTTGTTATTAAGCTTTTTGTTTTTACTCATTAATCAAGCCACCCCTTTGCATTTTGACTTCGCTCTAAATCTTCTAACATTCTTACACATGCAAAAACAGCCGCATCAAATACATCTATACGGCTTTTTTCTTCAACCTTTTCATACTGTATCATGTCATCAGTCTTTTCAATCGCCAGGACATTCTGGACACAATACTCAAAAGGCTCAGCACCAAAGTAATACAGCTGTTTGTTTTTGGCTTTTTTCTCAATCCTCCGGAAGCCCTCAGACTTTTTATAAAAGTATTGAGGCTGGTCAACTATCTTAAATCCAGCTGCCTGCATACCGATAAAATATTCACGACAAAACTTTCTATCATGGCCAATCTGCTTTATTTTAAAGCCCTGCTTTTTCAGGTCTTTATACCAGTTAATTATTTCTGCATGGTTAACAGTTGGATAATTACTCATTGTTAACCAGCCATCATCCTTCCAACCGAATAGCGGGATATTATCCTCATCCGCTTTTCTATGAGCTGCAACAATCGGAAACCAGCAGTGAGGCAATATAATATCAATGTCTTTGTAACTGCCATACAAGGATCCGGCTGTTAGATCGTGCAACTTGGACAGGTCGGATCCTCCATAAAATGATATTAACAACTTTCTCACAAACTCAATCTTTTTCTGCAGAGGCCATAATGGATCAATTCCAAGTGCTTTTTCTGCTTCATGGTTGCTTACTTGGAATTCATATAAATCAAAATAAGCTTTAAGTGCTGAAGTATAAACATTGAGAGACTTTGCATAAAAGTCTTTTCTCTGCTGCGGATCATTCTGAGCCTGAAGCGAATCATTAAGTATCTCATTTGGCCTTATTGATACACCATAAGCAGGATTGGCCATTTCATGTACTATAGGATTTGTATAATCAATATCCCCACTCTCATCCGGATCAGCTTCACAGATAAAAATAAAATACTGCTCGTCTTTAACAGTACCATTGAGGACCTTCTTACAATATGTCAAGCGATGATAACAAAAGCTGTTCATATCATCGCCAGCAGTAGTTATACCAATCATCAGTTTATTTGTATATGCTTTCATTGCCTCCTTGAACAAATTGTATTGTTTAGGTTTTTTGAAAGCATGTATCTCATCTGCAATTGCAATATTGCAGTTAAATGAATCCTGGGCATCTGGGTTGGCTGCCAATGCCCTAACAAAAAATAACCCGTCCTCAAACTCAGTGCTTATTGAATGCTCATTGTTATTATCAATAATCCTGAAGCTATCCTCTTCGCCCATCCTTACAATGTTGTATTTTATAAAATTAAAACTTTCCAAGGTCTGAGCTAATGCAGCAGCAGTTATATATATCTTGGATCCGCTTTTCCGGTACAGTAAACCAAGAGCATATGCTAGAGCACCAGCAAAAGAAGTTTTAATATTCTTTCGAGGTATATAAATAAGGGCCTCATGAAATCTTACAATATCAGTGCCTTTATGGTAAAAGCCCACAAGGTTATATACTATAAACTTATGAAACGGTTCCAATAAAAAAGGCGTTCCTCTTAACGGTGTTCCGTCAAGTTTCTCGCCTTGTTGGTGACAAAATGTCTTTTCAATTATTCCAATAACGAACTCAGCATTTTTGGGATTGAATTCATATTCCGGATTTTCTAAGTCCTTCAAAAACCTTTTACAACAAAGAATTTGATTCTTACATGCAACTTTTCTCCCGCTTACAATATCGTTAGCATATTTCATTACAATGTCAAAGTTTTTAAATTTATTCAAGACTCTTTAATGCCTCTGCCAATAGACTTGTTTTTTTATCATCAAGCCCAGAATTTTTAATTTTCTTCAGTCCCGCAGGAGTTAGGCCAAAGATATTTTCTAAATCTGTTATTTCTTTTCTCAATGTTTCAATCGACTGGTATAATGCTGTTTTTCTGTTATTTGTAGCTCCAGCTTTGTTTGTGTATTTCTCAGTAATTTTACACCCTTCCGAATACCATTGGGACATTAATATTTCAAACTGCAATCGCATTTCTGCATACCTGGTAATTGCGGGGGAAAATTCTTGTTTGTAAGTTCCAAGCTTTTTCATGTCCTCAACAGTCTGAGAAAATATTTCAGAAAATTTATCTTCATGAATGAGCTTTAAGCTATTCGACGCTTCCATCTGTTCCCCCTCCTATAAGGTATCTTTTGCTTTCTACTCCTATATTTTCTCCAATGTTCGTATGTTTGTAAACTAGTACTTGGTTAAGTATTAGGTAATTTAATAGGTAAACTTGATATTGAACCAAAAACTCTGAGAGGCGATACTCCTAAGAAAGTTCTAAATGCTTTGCCCAATATCGCAATGGCTCCAAGGCATTATGCGAAGTATGTGCCACATAGCCAAACAGACACGAACGTCTGTGCCTCATTTTTAGGTTCCTTTTAATACATTGAAACTATCACAGTTAGGACATTTGAATACTATGCTAGTAATTTGTCCTCTATCAACTTTCTCCGCAAGGATATTTTTACATACACCACATTGATAATTGTCATTTCCATAACCTTGTATAAAAGAATACTTACCTTTCTTTGTATGAACAAAGACTGTAGCTGTGCCAGGTTTAGGTTCAGAAACCACTTCCAGTGAATAATTGCTCATTTCCCTTCCTCCATATCTGAATAATTAATAATAAAGATCTAATGAATAAATGTATATCAGGAATAGATATACTGATTTGATCCCCCTTTTTATAAGATACTTTTTCACCTTGATCATTTTGTAAATGAATCTCTGAGCGTCCCAATTTACTAAAAATATATTCATCCAATATATTATTTCTATGCTGAACAGTATTACGAAGAATTACATTCATTTTAACATTATCCAACTCAGTATTTCCGTTATTGCTTGGATTAAGGACTTTATTTATTATTCTTACTCTTTCTGTAAAGTCTTTAAAAGAATAATCTTTCTGCAAATTATCTTTAATTTGTATATTATGATCAGTATCTGTAGCAAAATCAATTTTTACATCTTGCTTTTTTAATTCGGAAAAGACCCTTTGTCCAGAGAAATGAAATTTAACTAACTGCTCAAATATATCATCTAAAAGATTATTTAATAATTGAACCACTTTACCGTGATAAACCTCAAAAATAAAGTGAGGATATTTTTCTTTGTATTTTTTAACTACTGAAATATGAATAGGTTCAATTTGTAAATCTGGACCTACAATTGGAGAAATACAAATATCATTTGAAATGCTATCTATATTCACTCTTCCAATATCATATAATGTTTTAGCAGATAATAACTCACTAAAAAGCGAACCTAAATTATAAATTAATTCATCGATTTTTTCTTTAATAACATCTTCCATAAAAATCACAGCCTTTACTTATAAATACTATAAAAACATATCCAAAATCTTTTTTCGCACCCATGGACGGCACATATATATTAACTGCACCATCTTTTGCCTAACTTTGCATTTCTGACAAGCGTCGTTTATGGAAATGCCGTTCTTCCTTATTTAAATAAGTATCCATCCAGTAATATTTTTACAATTCAATATTACCATATAAACTAATCTGATTCAACAATAGTAACTCTGAAATAAAAAGTCCTTGTAGAAGGATTACTCTATTTGTTCCCCCCTTTTTCTAAAATTTCTTCAGAGTTGGAAAAGGCGGCACCCTCCGGTCTGTAGGCGTGTGCCAATTATTTTTCAAGGTGGGGGGATAACCCCAGCCTAGTAACCCACAGTGATCCGAGTGCTGTTAACTCGTTTGTTATCCTGTCATGCATTGCATCATGGCACGAAGCACATAAGCTTAGCAAGTTGTTATTTACAAAGGCTAGCTTAAGATCCTTCTCGACTGGTATGACATGGTGTACTGTTGTTGCAGCAGTAGTCTTACCATATCGCTTGCATTCTCTGCACATGTACTCATCACGCTTAAGAATTACAATCCTTTTACGGATCCATTTAGGTGTCTTGTATAGGTTCATATGTCTCACCTCTACCAATGACTATTGCTGTATAAATAAGTGTTGTTCCAACTGGAGCCATCTGATATTTTATATCAACCTCATACCCCGCTTTATCCGCCTCTTTTACTACTTCCCATAGCTTTCTTTCGAAAGCCTCAAATTCACTTTCACGAATAAATTTAAATCTCGTAATCATATAATCACATCCTTATCAACGTTACTGCACTAATAACGACCAATGTTACAACAATCTCAAGTACCAGAAAGCCCAATACATTTTTAAACCATTGCTTAATCAGTATTTGATCTGCTGCATATCTGCTTACAACTTTGTTTGCTTCTTTAACCATGTCTTCCATAATAAATCACCCATCGTATAAACTTAAAAAGCACCCTGATTGCACTCAGGATGCCTGTTAAATCTACACTAAATATTGTACAAAACAATATAAAACTATTTACATGTATTCTGGCATGTTGCTTCAGGCTTTACTTCCTGAGTCACTGCTGGTACTTCATTGAAATCCAAGAAATATTCTTTACCAACTATTAGTTGATCAGCAGCTTCTTTAACCATGTCTAAAGTAACAGAGCCAGATGGGGTATACTTACCATACACAGGATCACCTGATTTTGGAGTTGCTGTAATCTTAACCATGCCTGCTACGTACTCAGTTTTAGGTCCAATTGTTACTTTACATCTAACCATTGTAATTGCCTCCTTTCTGATAAAATAAAAAACCGCCTTAGTCTCTGTTCTAAAGCGGTTTTCTGCTTGTGTGTTTTTAAAAGGTATTATTCATTTTGTCATACTTCTGACAATACTAATATAACATATTTAAAGTGGCCATGGGTGGCCAACTTTTTAAAAATTGTCAGGATCTTCAATGCAATGTGTTTCAATTTTATAAACCTCAACCTCATCTGATAAAATCTTACTATCACTATCTGCTAATTTGTCCAAAACGCTCAATGTTTCAACATGCTCCATAAATTCGTCATTGCTTGTATCACTCATTTTATTCCATGCTTTTTGTATGGCCTCTTGATAATCGTCTGCTTCAATCTCTAATTTTACATATCCTGCTACTGGCATTTTAACTTCCCATATTTTCATTAAATATCATCCTTTCAATTTTTAGTAAAGAACCATGTATGTTTACGTCTTACAGATCTTGCAGAATACCCAATTTTCATACCGATCTGCTCCCATGTCATGCCATTTATATACTTAAGCATTAATATCTGCCTCATAATGCTATCGGGTACAGTCTCAATGTACTCCAAGACTTTGTCACGCTCATCCATAAGCTCTTCAAGTTTTCTTTTAAGTTTACTTTGCAATCGATTCAGTTTTGCATAGTAAGAATCGTAATCATAGCCCTTAACAGAAAATGATCTTTCAACATACGGAAACACATTTTCAGATCCTCTAACACTATCAGCTGTATACCTGTAATCTGCACTGCTAATCTGTATTTTAATTATTTCGATTTCACGTTGTATTGCAGATATTTTTAATAATTCTTCTTTGTTCATCCTGCACCTCCAATCAATCGTTAATATCATGGCCATGCTGTTTCATAATTTCAATAACCTGATCCGCATAGGGTTCGTCTCGGTTAATAACTATATATGAGTTAGGCTTTTTACCTTTTTCATTTCTTGACAACTCAATCAACTTAGCTGCTGTTTCAACCGCTTCCCTTGAAAATCGATGCGTATATCTTGAAAGTTCATCTTTTTTTATAACAAAATACTTATCCATGGTTATCATCTCCATTTTTTAATTCTGTCACACATTTTAAACCTGACACACCTTACAGCTATCTATATTTGAATGGGTTTTGATGACAGGTTTTTTCGATTTCATATAACTTTTCTATAATTTTTTTTATTTTTGAAAAAGTTATAGTAAAGTAAATAAACTTGTCACAAAAAGTATATTAAAGCTTAGAGTATGTAAGGCGTGTCAGGTTTCAAAAAGCATGACAAGTCAGTCCAGTTTGTACCATTTATTTACTCATTTTTACACCTATAATATATCACTGTTTAAGTTAACATAATTTTTAACATAGGTTTTTCTAACTTTCAACACCAAAACAAAACATATGTTTATGTTAACATAATTATTTTAATTCTTCCCAAGGCAATGAAGTCTGTTCATAATGTTCTTCTTTATCTGTTCCTCCATAAAGCATCCTTCTTCCTGTTGGTGAAAGCTGTATATCTTCCCATGTACGCATTGTCCTTGTTCTTCCCTTATTAATTCCTCTTTCCTTCAGCTTTAAGGAGAATTTAGTGGAGCTTAATTGATATTCGCCATTGATGGTACACCACTTTTCATATACAGTATAAAGCTCCCCGGATTTAGTTGTCTTTCCCTCAACTTTTTCTGTACATTCATCAAGGAAAACTTGCAGTGAGTCCATTTCACCTCTATATTCCGATGTTGCTGCCAGAACTTCCTTAGGTTCCTTCAATCCTGATTCCTGCCAGAGCCGGCAACCTTCAATTGCCCAATTCAGGATCCCAGGCAATTCATTCTTAAGTTTATCAACTAAGTCAGGATCCCGTTCTTCCTCCGGTATAATTACCGAGAATGGTACCAGCCTAATCCTTCGCCAAATACCAAGGTCGGATCCTGAAATTTTCGGCTTGTGATTGGTACCCATCCAGACCTTAAATTCAGGAACGTACTCAAATGATGATTTGTACAAGTGCCTTGCTGTCAATGGTTCGCCTCCGGTTGCCTGTTTGATAAAACTTTCAGCAAGTTTCTCCCCTTCCTCCGGTTCTGTCGTTGTAACAAATCTTGCTCCCTGGAGCCGTGCAACTTCCTCCAGGTTTTGTTGTCCTTGACTTTTCATAAATACAGATGAATTGGCATTCTTGGAGTAACCTCCTCCAATCATTGCCCTGATTGTGTCCAGAAATGTACTCTTTCCGTTTTTTCCTACTCCATGAAGGATAAATATGCACTGCTCCTTTATGCTGCCGGTTAGGCTGTAACCTATTGAACGCTGCAGGAATGATATAAGTGCTTTGTTTCCATCAAAAATCCTGTCCATAAACTTATCCCAGGTCGGAGCCTTTGCTTTGCTATCATAATTTATGTCTATCATCTTTGTAATAAGATCGTCCTTGCTGTGGGCATAAATACGGCCAGTCTTAAGGTCCACAGTCCCATTTCTGCAATTAAGCAGCCATATATTACTGTTAAATTTTTCAGGTAACATACAAATCCCCTCCCAGTTTTGAGTTTCTTTGATCATATTGTCTTTTCTTCCAGTATTCCGGCTCTTGCATAACCAGTCATAGAAGCTTTTATTTTGTTTAGACTCAAATCCATATTTTCTAATAACCTGATCCTGAAATTGATAAAGGTCTTTAATTGCCTCATCAGCAAGAATCCTTATTCGTGCTTGTCTATCCTCTTCCCAATACTTCCCCTTCCAGATTAACCAGCCCATATTGTTATTATATTTGAGTATCTTCCCATACTTGCTTGCAAGCCTTTCCGCATTCCACATGTCATTATAAGGACCTGTTATCCAGTCAGGAAGTGACTCTTCTTGATTAACCAAATAATCAATACCGGTATCTATTTGGGGAGGTTCAGGAGCTACAGCCGGCTTTTTGTTTTCCCTTGGAGTATACACTTTGCTAGACTTGGAAATCGCCTCGGCTATAGTCATATTTCCATATGTATCAGGCCCATGTCTTTCATCCCACTTATCACGGAATAACCCAGATCTGCGGAACATCCTGTCTATGGTGTTATAATCATTACCGCCCCAAAATGCCAACATGTTACACAATGCCATATCAGCCTCGGATTGGCTATTATATAAGCCCTTCCAATCTCCATCAAAAAGTGACTTAAAAAGCCTGCCGTTTTTAGCATCGGAGGCTTTTCGTATAAGTTCATCATCTGACAGGTTAATTTCCACAGGAGCTGCAGCCGGCTTTTTCTTTTCCTCAGTAAAGAGATAAGTTTTATGAACTTGTTGCAGCTGCTCTGTTCTTTCCTCAATGTCGGTATGGGCATCATCAAGAATCTTTCCAGTCATGACAAAAAACCTGAGGGTTTCGTACATTTCAACAGGTCCTTTGCGTTTTTTACCTTCCGGAAGCTTTCCTCTGCAGATAATATGAATACCTTCACCACTTTGGCTATATTCCGTGTAACTGTCCATGGTCGTTATTATGTCTCTAGCTGTATCATTCAGTATCCCGGTATCAGGATCCAAACAGTGATCTATATCAACCCCAACAAGCCCGTCACCGTTAAACATAAACCCTATACCAAGAAAGCCAAATTTTTGAACAGCTGCTATAGCTGTTGAAAAACTTGACCAGGTACTTGGATTACTTGACATAGCGTTATTTCCTGTAATAGGGTTTTTAGGAACTTTGGTGGGTTTACCGTTTCTCTCTTCTATCCTCCAGCAAACCCATCTATTCAGTTGCTTTAACTCACTAGGTATATTATTAAATGACATACGCAACATCCTAAACTTTTAATTGTTTCTTTAATTCATCATCTGTATATCCTGCAATTTTTAAAATCTTATATGCCCAAGTAATTGACCAGGTTGCATTTTTATTTTGCTGCCTATACTTGTCTTTTTCGGCCTTAGTTCTTGCAGGATCCTTATACCACTTTAAAAACGGAACTGCTTTTTTATAAACTCCAATAAAGTCATTAAGCATTTTTTGCTTTTCATCTTTATTCACAATAATTTCAATTCCAAAACGCGTATTAATATCTATTTTCATAGGTAATCACCCCTTAAAATGGAAGGTCTAAGTCTTCATCACTATTCATCCAGGGAGGATTATCTCCGCTCTGGGGTTGTCCCTGATATTGGGACTGGTTATCGCCTTTCTTTTTATCATCTGCAAAATGCATTTCATCAGCAACAACCTCAGTAACCCAGTGTTTTTTACCCTCATTGTCATCCCATGACCTTGTTTGGATCCTTCCATGAATAACAATTCTTCTGCCTTTCTCAAGGTAATTACTAATTGTTTCAGCTAACTTTTGCCATGCTATACATGGGATGAAATCAGCTTGTTTTTCCTCTCCCTGCTTAACATATTTATCAACCGCAAGGGTGAAGCTGCAAACCGGTACATTATTTACTGTTGTATACCTAAGCTCAGGATCCCTAACCAATCTCCCCATCAAAGTAACCTTATTCATATATTAAATCCCCCTTATCTTTGGACCGCCAAATATCTGGCATCCTAAATTCTTGTAAACTTTCCGTCTTTCTTTTGCCCAATAAACACACTGTTTGACCTGGTAATCAAAGAAATCATATACAACCGGTGTTTCTTTACCTTCCCACATTCTCATTATTCTTCCGACACCTTGCTGTATGCTGGTTTTATCCTTCTTTGGAGTGATAAGAAACAACTTATTTAACCGAGGTATGTCTAATCCCAATTTGGCCAGTTGGTATGTTGCAAATAAATATGTATACTTGCCGTTTCTCATATCCTCCATAATTTTTTCACGTTTCTTTTTTGGAGTCTCTCCACAAACGAAGGCCGAAGGTGTTGCATCACTGTGAACTATGTTCCTAAGTGTTTCAAGCTGCTCCAGACTATCCCCAAGAACTATTACAAAATCCTGATTTGTGCATTTCCTGAGGTAGCTCATTATAAGATCATTTCTTTCTGGGTCCATCTTCATTTCACAAACCATTTGTTTGACATTAAGCAGAGTCTTTTCTTTATCATCGGGATCCTCATCCTTTTTTTCTTCGCCGTCAGACTCCTGATCTGGATTATATATAAAATATGTATCAATAAATTCAACCCTAGGCACCACAACATTTCCAAGCTCATTAAGTGTTTCCTGTTTCACTTCGTAAATCTTTGGCCCTATTACATGAAACATCGTTTCAATCAGCCCATCACTTCTATTTTCTGATGCAGTAATACCGATGCGATAAAAAGCAGGAAATTGAGATATAACCGATTCAAATAATCTTGCCTTTACCTGGTCTTTAAAAGTAAGATGGCATTCATCAATAACAATACAGCCAAATATGTTGTGTATTTCTTTTAAGTCTCTTTTGGCTAATGTCTGAACGGTTGCGAATGTTATATGGGATCCTACTTTAAATTTTTTCCCTTGGATAACTCCTATTTGGTCACCGGTTAAGCCGCAGCGTTCTATTGCTCTGTCCATACTTTGTTTGAGTAAGTCCATTGTGTGGGTTATCCATAAGGTTGGCTGCTTCAGCTCTGTAACAACTCCCAATGCTGTTTCAGTCTTGCCGGCTCCACATGGCATTATTATTGTCCCTTGCTGCCAGTTAAAAGCTCTGTCTATTGCTGGCTTTTGATAATCTCTGAGGTTTGGCTTTGATGTAAATTCAATATGGTTAGCAAATCCAACTCTCTCGTCAAAAATTTTCATCCTGGTACTGGCAATTTCCCAAAGCCTAGCATAATAACCCCTTGGCAATGTGTATATTTTTTGATTATCAATATCCACTTCATTCCATAGTTTTATTAATTCTGGCTCATTCCAGACAGGCAATCCAAGTTGCTTCTTTTTTATGTATTGAGGATTTTTCAAAGTAAGCTCCGATTTGATTTTTTCCAGTATATCTGGAGGAACTTCTTTCATCCTAAGAACGCTATCAATAGTTACCTTCATGATTCACCTCCTGGAAGCTCGGCAAGTATCATAATGGTTTGTGTAACCGATTACGCTCCCAGGGCTTCCCTTCATTGTCAAGTTTCCTTTAACAACTTGGCCGTCTAACTTAACTATAACCACATGACCTTCGTTGTCTGGCATGATACATATCTCTTCTGTATCAACTGGTATTGAATTTCCTGATTCGCCCAATATCCAGTTGATTTTTGCTTTACAATCCTTGCACAATGACATTTACTAAGCCTCCTTCGTCTTTGCAAACCAATAAAGGTCCCAAACTCCGTCTTTCTTATAAACCTCAGGATAATCCAGCATATTTATGCTGCCTCTTATCCCGGAACAAACCTCATCTTTAACCATGTACCAGGGAATCAAGAAAGCTCTCTCAAACTCTTTAGTTTTCCAGATCCCCAATATAAAAGCATGGTCCTGTCCGACTTGATTCATAAATTTAGTTAACCCTTTCCTCTCATTTAGGGTTATGCTGCCTTTGTTGTACGCAATGTTTGGCTTTTCTCTTACCTTAATTTCTAAAGCATATCCACCACCTGGAGGAATAACCAACTTATCAAATACGGTACCGTAACCAGCATTAATAAATTTATGATTCCAGAGGTTTGCTTTTTTCAGGGAGGCAGTTATATCTGCCTCACCTTTGGCACCACGCTCTTGCTTATCTTTCTGCGAAAAACTCATTGTGCAGCCCCTCCATTCTCCCCCTGGTATCGTTTCATCAAGCAGGCCTCGCACAATTCGCAGCCATAATGTTTAACACTATAATCAATAAGCTGGTCCGCTGTTGATCTTTCTGTTGAAACAATTTCATTCCCACACTCAGCACATGCATCAGGCTTTTCAACTTTATTTTTTGATTCAAGCATCATTTGGAATTTCTTATTTACTTCAAGCATGTGTGCCAACTCTGGAATTTCCTCCGGTGAAGGAAGTCTATAACGCTTATAAAAGCTTTCAATAGTTTCATCAACAGTGATAGATAAAACATATACTTCCTTTTTAATGTGCTTATCTGTCTTTTTATCGTAGATCTGCCCGGTATGGGGTTCGTACTTAAGCTTTAAAGGAATAAATGATATCCGGCCGTTGGTCATTGTCTTAATTGTCTCTATGCAGCTGTTTAGATTAACAATGCTATTCCAGCTGCTTGTGTTTATCTCCCATACTCCAAAGCCTGGGATTTTAGGAAGTAATACTTTTAATGTTGCGACTGGCTTGCATCCTTCCTTCCTGCACCTCTCATCCTCCGGAGTGCAATCTTTATGTATAAGTTCGCCCTGGGCCATAACCATGGCTGTAATTCCATCACCTTTGCATTTTAAGCCTGTGGCCCCATAACACTTGTAATACTGTGGAAATATCTGCTCTTCATCATCTGAAGCAAACATGATGTCTATTTCTTTAGGCCTTTCCCCATAAAGTTCCTTAATAGGATCAGGGACTACCAAGTAATCGGTCTGAACCGGATATTCCTTACCGGTTCTTTGACTTACTTTCTTTGTTCCAAGTTTGATTTTTCCGTCTCTTGGAATTCTTCTTTTGTCTGAGATTCCTTTGATTGGCATTTATCTCCCTCCAATTCTTTGAGTGTTTTGAAGAAGTTAACATTCGGGGATATTCTGTGGCCTATTGATAATCACCACCACCTTCGATCCTCAAATGAGTCCACCCATTGTCTATTGATGACCCTATCAATTCAAGGGTCATCCAATTTCGTTAAAAACTCTGTCGCAAAACATCCGCTATAACCTTCCAACATAACAACCTCTGTATGGCCTTCTAACTTCCAAGGATCCGTTCTGACTGTCCATATTTTGTTTTTATATTTTTCTGCTTCAAGGCATGTATGCATTACTACTTGATCGCCAACTATTAAACCCATTGTCAAAAGCCCCCTTTTCGTGATATATTTGATTTGATAAGTATTTTTTTAATTGCCCTGGTCCTCGTTGGCCGGGTTTTTCTTTATTAAAGGCTGCCTTGATTCTCTATATGTTCTTGCCGCATCTGCTCTACAGTTTTCTAATACTCCTCCAACTAACATTAACAACATCCAAAATAGTAGCTGTTTCATAGTTCATCACCTTTAGTCCTTCCTGACTTATTTCTTTTTAGTTTTTGGATTTGCAACCGGCTTTTTCTTTTGAGGTATTACTTCTACCAAACCTCCACATTCACAATATATTTGAGTCAAATTCCATGTTGGTTTACCGCATTCAACGCACTTTAACATTTGATCTATCTCCTTTCGTGTGTGTTATAGTTTTAAAAATTAATTTGTTCAAAATTACTGCAAGCCTTATCGTCCATGCCCACAGATGTGCAGGAAATTAAGCAATAAACTTTGTTATTATCAAGGTCCTCATCACTTACCTGGTCAGGATCCGTGTGCTGGCACATAGAACAAAAGCTATGCCCATAATTATCAATGCTTATTTGATCAGTATCTTCAAGATAATTTAAAGATGGGTCAGACTCTTCATCAAGATAATCATCAAGGCTTTCAATCTTCATGCGAAAATCCTTAATCATTTCCTTAACTCGGTCAATTCCCATTCGGCTGTTATTTGATCTAAGCACAACTGCGTAATTTTGGAGTTGTCCAAAGTGAAGGGCATTGAATCCAGCCATTAAATTGCTTACCAGGTTGTAATCTGCATTTTTTTGATTATTGTTCCTGAGCTGCTGCAGCTCCTGTTGGACATGATCTGGAATAACTTCTTGAACTGCTGGAACTTCGATAGGTGTATCTTTGAGCTGTTGCTCCAGGTCAGATATTTTTTTCTCTGCTTCTTCCAGCTCCTCCCGTAGCATGTGGACTTCCTCGTCATTGCCAGATGCTTTTGCTTCGGATAATTGGGATTTTAAAAGTTCGACTTCTTTTATGTACTTATCAATCTTTTCTTTCTTTTGGTAAAGCTTATCTTCTAATTCATCATTTTCAGAACGCTCATTTTCCCAATTAGCTTTATATGTTTCAGCTAGTTCATTAGCAGCCTTTAATTGTGCTTCAAGTTCTTTGTATTCCTTATGAGTTTTAACGGTACCGTCAAGCACCTTTTCTTGAAGCTCTACTGGTGAGGAAGGCTTTGATATGGCAAATAATAAAGATGGTTGAATGTTTTGTGCATCTTCTATATTGTGAAAATTTTTCACAATATAATCAAAACCATTTATATAGTTATATGCGGTTTTAGGAGTAATTCCCAGACTTTCAACCCATGACTGAAATGTTCCCGTCTTATTATTTGCAAGCTTTTCCTGAGCTTCTTTGAGCTCCTTACCGATAGCAATAACCGATTTGATTCTTATTTCAGTAATCCTGTTTGCTTTATCCTGAAGGAAAGCTGCAGTATCATTATCAACACTGGAATAGTCAAAGGTTTGGACATTGTTGGACACTTCATTTATAGTATCAGGAATGTTTTGTTCCACATGTTCACTATCAAAATTAGATGTATCAACAGATTCTTCTTTAAACTTATCCTCTGGAGCATCTTGTATTATGCATGGCTGATCATGAAAGGCTTTCTTTAGCTTAGCGTTTTTGCATCCAAGCTTGATTGCTTCCTGAGCCAATTGGGCAAACATTGCATTATTTGCATCGTTGTCATCAAAGCCACACGCTCCTTCCCCATTGTTAAAACTACATTTATCTTTTTTACAATTCACTTCTTTAACCTCCTCCCTTATTGGTTCAAATTTCCCACATTTGTCTGCCTGAATTATTTCAACTATTGAATGTTTTGCCTCACATTTACCAATTTTAGAAAATGCTTTATCCGGTATAAAGGATTTGCATTCTTTACATGTGATCTCTGGATCTGATTCAGTTTTTTTGAAATACTTATCAATGATTGTCTTCTTTGCTGCTTTGCCTTTTTTATTATTTTCAAAATATATAGGTAGGCTTTTCCTGCAATCTGCTTTATCAGTTGCATGAAATGCATTTTTGAAAGACTCTGCTGTTGCTGTACATCCGGCTACGCTGGTAGCATATTCATAAATTTCCTTGAGTAACTCCCAGTCAAGGCTTATGATATCAAGTGTTGTTGAATCATTTTCACTACATGTATGATATTCTGTCTTGTGATTTGGCTTCTTGCTGCCAGCCTGACAATATGTAATGTGGACTTCTTCGCCCTTCCTAGTTGTATTGGTATGCTGGATAAATGGACATTGCCCACAATGCTCATTTACATCTTCAAAGCGTGTTACCACAGAAGTACTATTCTTTTCAAATGCAACTTTACCGCATTTAGTGTAGTAAGTAGTTTTCAACTGGTTGTCCTCCTTTCCTGTGCAAATTCATCCTCTCTGGTAAAACCTTCTTAAGCGGAGGTGTCTGATGATCTGAAGAATCACTTACAGAAAGCAACTGACAAGTATTCTACTCAAAATCATTAAGACTTAACGTTCCGCATATTAACAAAAGATCATCGCGTGTAATATTTTTTTCTCTACATAATGTTTCAAGTTCATGAGTATCTTTATTTGGAGTAAATCGTCTAAATAAATCTTGCTCTGCCTGGCTATTAGCTAGGCTTTCTTTTTCTCTTAACTGTAGATTAATAATCAATAAATCAGCTGAAATTTCGTTTCTATCCTTACAATATTTTCTTGTTAATCGATATGGCTGATATAATCCAGTTGTAGTTTTTTCTATACCCTCTCTTGATTCAAGTTCTTTTATTAAATCGTTTGTTGAAACGTTTTTTAGATTGGTTGCCTTGTTTTCTTCCATATCTATCACCATCCTTTCCTTTCGCATATTGAAATGCTTGTCCATTCCTCTATTAAAAAAATTATGGCAACTTCTTTCCACCTACATATAACGTACATTTACACCCATAAATCCTACCGATCGTATCTTCAAGGGATTTTAATCGCCTTATATTTTCTTCTCTCGTGATTTGAGGTTCATAAATTTTGATTGTTGTATTTCCTATTTTCATTTCCTTTGTGGGTTTATCTGGGTATATATCCCCTTTCAC